TACGTCACGTCAGGATACCGCTCTCCCCGTCATAGCATAGAGGCGAAGAAGTCAAAGCCCGGCACTCATGCTCAGGGTATTGCTTGTGACATCAAAGTATCAAATGGAATGGAACGTAGGGAGCTAGTGAAGCACGCCTTCTATCTGGGCTTTCGAGGCATTGGTGTGGCAAAGACATTTGTACACGTCGATACCCGCGAGACAGAGCCTGTGCTATGGGTGTACTAGGGAATGGTTCTTGAGCTAGGGGCGATCATTAGCGGCCTGAACATGGCTGCGTCGGCGCTCAACAAAACGGCTCAAGCTACCCAAGACATCAGCCAGATCAGTGGCTACCTTGCTGCTCTAGCAGAGGGCCAGCACGATCTACAAAGACTTCAGAACACCAAGACACTTAGTGCGGCGGATGCCGTCAAAGCGCAGCTAGCCAAGAAGGAAGCGGACGAGGCGCTATCTCAAGTGAGGGAGGCGTTCATCTACTCAGGTAATGGGCAGCTATGGGAAAACGCTATGACTGCCATGGCGGAAGCTCGAAAGGCTAGGGCTGCTGAGGTTCGTAGGTTGGAGTTGGCTAGGAAGCGCAGACGAAAAGAGATTGCTCAGTTCGCTATTGCTCTATCAATTGCCTTGGGGTTGGTGCCGTTAGCAATAATCCTAGCCATATGGTTGATCTGGCAGATATGAAATACACTAAGCAAGGTTAGAAGGAGAGGGCCAAGAAGTCCGCTTCGTCAGCAGCATCACTTTATGTCGCGTCACGCCTAGCTGATCTGCCATCCACCGAGTGGTCTTGCCCTCTCTCTGCCACTCATAAATCTGCCGCTTTGTCTGTTCGCTGAACGGCGCTATCACCGAAGCTAGAACCTCAGAGAGATACCGCTCCCTGAGTTTTTCTTGGCACACAATAGCTTTATAAAACATATCTACCGGCTCTCCTTGAACCCCGTATGCCTTTGGTGGCAAGTCTTGCATCGTCTAGTTACTCCGGGTGTGAGGTCTGCTTTCTCAAACAATCCTTTGCAGTTCATGCAGACGTTCATATCTCGTGGCACACCGAATGGGATCTCTGTAATTTTATTCCCTTCAGCCAACCATTGCTTTAGCGCGTCGTTCATCCTCTTTCCTTTTGTACAATGGCAAACCCTACGTTGCCAAGTTTTGATTTGACTGGAAACTGTGGGCCAAGTAGATCATCTACCCTATCAACTTCCTGTTTGATCCAAGACGGTAACGGGTCTGGACACTTAACCTTCACCCCGTTGTACTCAACCCCGTGTTTGTATTCCAGATACCTAGTGGCTATGCCTTCATTCTCACTGGTGCCGTTGGTTCTGCCCTCGTTCCCCTCACTCTTTGAGGTACTCAGTGCGGTGATCTGAGACCGTATATCCTTGGGGGTGGGGAAGTGATCTAGTTTCTCAATCAACATACCTAGCGCATCCTTCAGCAGCGCAGGGCTATCACGACAGAATGCTTCGTAATGAACCTCACCCAAGCCCTCGGGCCAGTCTCTTTTCTTGAACGGATGAAGCTGGAAGAACGGTCGGTACAGTGCAGTGAATTCTTTTTTCTCAATCATGTTTTCCCCTAGTGCGCCAGATGACCACGTTAATGTATGAATGAATGCGGGTACAAGCACATGGACTATTTCTCTATCCCCGAAGGGGGCCTGATGCTGACGCTCACCTGACCGGAAAGTTCCCGCGCTCCTATGGTGCTACACACCGTTCAAACCTTCACCGTTTTTTTGATGCCATTGTTTGTGATGAGCTTGGCACATCCAGATAACATTCAAGGGTTTAAGGTAATCACTGTGGTGAGCAACAACTGATTCATCTGTACCGCAAACAACGCAAGGCTCTCGAAATAACTTTTTTTGTTTCATCGCGTTACGAACTATCTTGTGCGCTATGAATTTGTTTGGGTATCTTGAGCGGTACTCCTTGGTGTACTCATAGGTTTGGCGGTTTCCCCTAATCCTGTCGTACTCTCGGTAGTATTCAATATTTGATTCCCTGTTATTTTTGACATCAACCTTGGCGCATTGCTTGCACTTGTTTAGGTGCCCGTCGGCCATTTGCTTATGTTTGTAAAAAGCGGAGAGAGGCTTGGTCTCCCCGCACTTGAAGCAGTCCTTAACTTCTTCCATATCCCCATCCTATGCGTAAAACAACAATCTACGCTTTAACTAGAATGGGGTCAACTAAAAGGTATGTCTTCGTCTAGCGATTCAAAGGCATCCGGCTGCGGTTGGGCTGGTCGAGACTTGTTTGGGTCTGGCTTCCAACTATCTACTTCCGCGTACCATTTGCCTGACTTGGCTTCCTTCACCTGAAGGTTGATCCAATCATCCGACTCACCTTGCAGCCAGCCCATGACTTCCTGCCGCTTGATACTCAGCCCAAACTTAACGAAGTCTGGGGCGTTGTCCTTTGGTGGCTTGACGTACAAGCCCTTTGCAAAAACCTTATCGCTCATTGGTTACTCTCCTTTACGAGTTTATTAATGTATCGTCTGGTCTGGCTTTGAAGTAGCGACCACACGGCTACAGTTCGTTCCTGATCCGTTCGGAGGCTTGCCCAAATATCTAGGATCTTCTGGGTGCTCTCGTTCTGTACCGCTTGTACAAGGTCATTCGCTACCATCTTGTCATCTTCCGTTGGGATGGTGGCTTTGTCCTCTGACTGCACATCAGCCATAACACCGCGGCGCTTATCGAATTGCTCGGGTGTCATCTTGGAATCAGAATACAGGTATCTAGCGATCCCAAAGGATACAGCAGCGCGTTTGAATGCGTCACTGAATCCGCCCTTGTCGCCTTCGATAGATGTCTCACCGGCACCATCTGACTTGGCTACCCATTCCCCATCTATCCTGAGAGAGAGGGTGCAGCAGTAGTTGCCGCACACTTCAGAGAAATGAGTCTGCCAGTTCTCAGTACCGACTACTTCGTCCAATCGGTTCTGGACTTGGCGAGCATCGACATAAGACAGCATCTTGCCGCCCGGCCCTTTGCGCTCCTTAACTTCACCCTTACCCCACGGCCTACTAAGCGCGTGGTAGATTTCACTTGCTGTTGATTCCATCCATAAGCTCCTTTAACTTTTCGTGCATAAACTCTCGACGTTCCTGAGTGCCTCTTGGTATCTCGCATTGCTCAATCTCTTCTTGAATGCGTGAACGTCTGATCACCTTTTCGGCTGACTTGGTGAGTTCAGCTAGAGGGTCTGACCCAAAGAGATGGGCTAGCGGCTTCGCCACTAACTCATCATCCGAACCTAGATCATCCTCGAACATTTCTGATTTAACTCGACCCATTATTCGACCCTCCAAACTCGATATTCCATGATACTTCTGTCACCCATTCCCCTCATTTTGTAGCCGTGGCATTTTTCGCAATGCCTCTTGAAATTCCTACCCATTGGGGAGTCGGCAACCATCGCTTTCTTGCCGTATCTCTTGTATTCATGGTCAGTCATTTGGAACGCTACGCTATCGCCTACCGCCATCATCTTGGCAGTAGCTTCAAACTCTTTGTTCCGCTTCCTTCCCCTTCCTCCAGACCAAATCGGTACGTTTTTATCAATTTGCATTACCGAACCTCCGTTACTAAACCAATGACTCGACCACGCTGGATAATGAAATACTGACCGGCAGGGTTGCCGTTGATAACGTCCGCTTCTTCAAGGCCGCCATCGGTATCCGATTGAACACCATTGTGTGGGTGCTGCTTGATATCGAGTCCGTCTTCACGAATCCAGAAATCCACAAGGCGATCCATCTCGTCGCGGGTGTCGGCAATGATGCCGTTGTCGAAGGACAGATACTCATCCATGCCAAACCAATGCAGGTTAAACTGGGTGTCGTTGTCTTCCACTTCATCCATCTGGTGCTGGTGGTCATCGTCGCCCCACAGTCTTTGAAACTCTGGATCTGACTCGATAGGTCTGTCTGGTACGTCGTACATGTTTGTTTCCTCTGTTGTGTGAGGCCAATTAAACACTAAGTTTTCATGCAATACAACCTTGTAATGAAAAATTTTTGAGTGTATTGTTTGGGGTCAACAGGAGAAAGAAATGAACCCAGAAGTATTTGAGAAGTTAAGAGTGAAGGCTGGTGGTGTGAGTGCGTTGGCAAGGGCCATGGATACGTACCCACAACAGATCCAACATTGGAGATCTCTTGGAGTGCCTGCTCCTCATGTGGTACGGTTGTGCCGTATATCTGAAGGCCAAGTGAAACCACACGATATCAGGCCTGACATCTTCCTAGAAGAATGGACGGTTTAGTTTGCGGTCGGCTCCCTTTCCCCTCCCTCCCCTGTTGTTAGGGAGTCGGCCCTCTTTTACGGTTTGTCCTGCACCGAAAGCAGCAGAGGCCTGTACGTAATTGCGTACAGGTGCCGGTGGTTAACCGGCTGGACAAAATGACCAGAAGACAATTTGCTTGAAGCTGCGCGCATTAGTAGGAGCGCGAAACGGAACACTCGTTAATGGTGGCATAAAAACCCTCTCCCCCGTTTTAATATGGGCAGAGAGGTGGGCAGAGTTTGGGCCAGCTCAGAAGTAGGTCGAGTGGAAATACAGCAAGTAATACAGACAAAGATTAGTATGGGCCACCAAACCCTACTAAATGTCA